TTGACCAGTAGGGCCAGTGGCACCAGTTCCACCTGTGCCAGCAGGTCCAGTGTTACCCGTATTACCTGTTGTACCCGCTTGACCAGTCACACCAGTAGGACCAGTGGCTCCAAGAATAGATGGCCCCCACACGACATTCACTAGACTATCACCGTTGTTGTAGAACTCGCACAGCATGTACAGTGATGTAAGCGTAGCAGGTATCGATGCTAGAAGTAGTCCATCTTTATATAAATTTACAGTGTATCCGTTGTAACTTATGCTTACAATCGTAGAGGTTGTAAATAAGCCAGTATATACAGAACCAGTGGCAGGTGTATTATAATATAAAAGGCCACCGCCTTGGAACGTCCAGTAATATTGAGAGAAAGAGGGATTAAGTGTAAATCCGAATGTGATATTTACTGTAGTACTTGCAGCCTGAGCATACGCAATGCCCACATTTGTTGGAATCAGAGAGTAGACACTTGCATCATATGTATTTGAAGCTCCTCCTGACTTTATAAATGTAGTTCCTTGAATAGTTGTTGGAAGCTGTATGACATGTATTAGTGTTGTTGGAAGAACATAGATTGCACCAGTTGCTCCACTAGGTCCAGTATTACCCGTGCTACCCGTGTTGCCTGTAGGCCCAGTGTTGCCTGTAGGCCCAGTGTTGCCTGTAGGCCCAGTGTTGCCTGTTGGTCCAGTGTTACCCGTGTTGCCGGTGTTACCTGTGTTACCCGTATTGCCAGTGTTACCCGTAGGACCGGTTACGCCGAGACTCATGGGATAGAAACGGACATTGGTAACTGTCGTAGTTAAAAATGAAATCGTCTCATAGCAATATGTTCCGCTCGTATACGGGCAGGTTGCAACGGTAGTTCCATTAATCTGAAAATAAACAGTTCGACTATCTGTGTAAATAGAAATATCACACGATGGTGAAGCATATGATGAGTATAGTATTGTTGTTGAGTTTTTAACAGTTAAATAGTTATTGTCTAGTAAAAATGAATATGCAAATGCAGATAATCCTGTATCAAAGAGACCTACTTGGAATGTAAGCCCTGTGACAAAAATCGCACTGCCAGGGATAGTTGATTGAAGGTATAAAGCATTCGCTGAATCGAACGATTCGAGGGTAGCAACTTCTGCATATTCAGTCACTGTGAAGCTTGTTGTGTCATTGATTGTTCCATCACCATTTTTAAGATAGAGGGTGGTAAATGTTATACCTGTAGGGCCCATGACGCCCGTCGGTCCAGTGTTACCCGTTACACCAGTGCTACCAGTTTTACCCGTTGCACCCGTGTTACCAGTATAACCTGTTGCGCCTGTATTTGCGGCCTCGCCACCAGGGCCCGTATAGCCAGTAGGGCCCATGCTACCAGTATAACCCGTTGCACCTGTGTTTGCTGCGTCTCCAGGAATACCCTGTATTCCCGTAGGGCCTGTGGGACCTGTGCCACCTGTGTTACCAGTGTTTCTGACGAGGCCGGCAGGACCTCTCTCACCTGTAGGACCCGTTGTCCCTGCAGCGCCTGTAGCACCCGTGTTCGACGTTCCAGCACCAGTATTAAAATATAAAAATCGTGAGAGCTGGGATATAGCCCATTGTGAAGTAATAGGGTTTGTTGGAGCTGTAATGACAGGGAGGCCATTAGAGTTTAACTCAAAGACGTATCCAATATAACCGACGTTAGGACCACCACCCTCGATTCCTTGAGAGGGATCGATAACTGAGTTATAGCCTCCAACGTCTTCAAGTATACATTCTACTGAGAGTCTTGTTACAGTTATGATTTGAACAACTTGAAATGTAAAGCCATAACTCGCATTGCTTGTCCACTGACCAACTGCAATATTGAGACCGTTATATTCGCCACTGCCGGTCCCCTGTGGTGTGACGGTTAATATAACTCTCCAGCGATTAGTAGTATAAGAAAATACTTGTGAATATAATACTTGGAGACAAAGCGGTGGGGAAAGCGGCATTTACTAAAAATAGATGTTACTTTATTATCGGCGATTGTCATTTTTAAGCAGCCAAAACTTAGTTCATTATATTCACTATGATATACAAACAATAGCCGGAGGTGTCATTAGTAGCAGCTGGAAAGTTTGTTTGGTTAAGTTCTGAGAAGGTTAGAGTCATAGGTGAAACAGTGGGAGTAATCACAATATTTACTCCAGTGCTTGTGGTACTTCCATATTTTAAGTCGATACACCTATAGACACTATTAGCATAATAGAGGAGTGATCCAATAAAAAATGGTAAGTTGCTTGCGGAATATCCGGCATTTAAGTTAATAACAACACTTGATTGCGTTGATGACCCTGCATTATAGGTTCCGAATGAGGCTGGTAGCGATACACTTGCGGATGTACCAACAAAGTTGCCGGCAACTATCGGAACTTTAATAAGTCCATACACGCTTGCTGCAAATCCAGTGGGTCCTATTCTACCAGTTGGTCCTTGAAACCCGGTAGGTCCAATGGGTCCCGTACTACCGAGCCCCGTAGGCCCAGTTGATCCAGTAAATCCGGTTACTCCATTTATACCGGTAGGACCTGTTCTCCCGGTAGGACCTGTTCCAATGGGACCTGTATAACCAGTAGGACCGGTGACAGTACTATCTAATCCACTTGGTCCAGTGCAGCCTGTAGGGCCAGTAGGGCCAGTGACACCAGGAGCACCAGGAGTGCCCGTAGGACCAGTAGGTTGAGTTGACTGAATGTAAAATAGGGTTGATGGTAGATATGGAATAGGATATGAAGTTACACCCGATGAAGAGCTAATCGTTTGAAAAACATCTTGCCATCGCCGCTGGCCCTCTCCGTCTGCAACCTGCATCTCGTCGGCCATATATGGTTTGCCTGTCGATGCGTTAAGTGAATAAAGGGACTGTTGGATAAGTATATTAAGTTCTTCGTTCCGACTCATCTGCTATCATCGCATGTTTATTTTAAAGATGCGAAGCTACCGCCGCATTGAAGGTAACATCTTTTGTCGAGGGCTTAATACTCCTTTGTAGCGTTCTGTTAGAATGCCTGGTGGTGGTGGATTACTCCAACTGGTGGCACAGGGAAAACAGGATGTGTTTTTAACCGGAAACCCTCAAGTCACGTGGTTTAAGATGGTATATCGTCGGTATACGAACTTTGCGATTGAGTCACAGCGTCTATATTTTGACGGCACCCCCGATTTCGGAAAGAGGATGACGTGCCTGATCCCGCGCCGTGGGGATCTGCTCGGCCCCATGTTGCTTGAAATCAATCTTCCGACGCTTACACTTACTACGGGAGAAGTTGTCCCTTATGTAAACTCGGTTGGGCATGCACTTATTGAAGAAATCTCTATCGAAATCGGTGAGCAAGAGATTGATAAACAAACCGGAGAATGGATGGAAGTATGGAATCAACTAACGATTCCTACTGGCCAGAAGGCTGCATATAACATTATGGTTGGACGCGTGGAGGGTCTCAACGAGCCGCAAAGTTCCGATCCGGCATTCAAGGTCTATGTTCCGCTACAGTTCTGGTTCAATCGTAATCCGGGCCAGTATCTTCCTCTTCTCGCACTTCAGTATCATCCTATCCGGCTGAATATCAAGCTTCGGGCCCTGCAAGAACTCTTTTATATTTCATCATCTCTAGCGAGTGTATGTGGCTCACTACAGGTTAACAAGGTATCACTGGGTGATATATCCGTATGGGGAGATTACATGTATTTAGATACGGAGGAACGGCGGCGATTTGTTGCCAACTCCCACGAGTATCTGATTGAGCAGATTCAGTACACGATGCCTATTTCTATTCCGAAGGATGCCCTTCAATCAAATATTCGCCTCGAGTTTAATCATCCTATTCGTGAGCTTATCTGGTTTGTTCAACGCGATATCATGGTAACAAATCACGAGTGGTTTAACTTCAGCTCTGTCACCTCAAGTGACCAAGCGATTGCAAGAAATATGCTAGCCTCTGCAAAGATTCAGGTCGATGGATATGACCGTTTTGAAGAGCGTGATGCTAACTATTTCCGTCTCGTACAGCCTTACCAATATCATACGAACGTTCCTCTCCAAACATATGTCTATGTCTACAGTTTTTCTCTCCGGCCAGAGGATTTTCAGCCGACTGGATCGTTGAACGCGAGTCGGATTGATAATATGGTTCTACAGTTGACAATGGAGCCCGACTCTACGGCGGCAGCTGGAACACCGCAGTACTCTCCTCCACGTGGAAATGCTAGAGCGCGTGTCTACGCTCGGAACCACAATGTGTTGCGAGTTGTGAATGGATTTGGGGGTCTTCTATTTACGATTTAATACGGTCACATTGATATCAAATAGTTTAACTTGAACAAGCCCATTGGGCTTCCTTAAGTTAAACATGTGACGTAAGAATCATCTCAAGAATCATAAGAGGTAGTGTCAGAGATGGCCGCGATATTAGGTACATTACAAAATGCAGCTTTGCCATTGCCAGAACCCCTTCTATTTATAGTTACTGTGGTGACTGGATTTACAGGTATGAATCATGCAGTAACGGGTAACTATGTTCTCGCTGTTCTTAAGTTTCTTACAAATATTGCATGCGTGATCTATGCGGAGCAGTTGGCTGGGCTGATTCCGTCAGGAAACAAATCTATTCTTATCTGGTTTTTCTATTTGGCTCCATGGTTTACCTTTGATATTCTGCAGAGTTTTCCTCTTTTGAGTCCAAACTTTAGCGATGGATTTAAGGTTCCATTTGTTCCAGATGCATTATTAAGGTTCTTTGGTATAAATACCGCCTTTCCTAATGGAAATATTTCGGGAATATTTGATTTCTACAGATTTATTTATTTAGTTAGCGCGGGTGCAGTGTTCTTCTTGTTTGTTTTGAGTAAGTTACCCGATTCTGTTGCAGGGCCGCTTCGTGGCCCATTTAACTGGATTCTTGGAAGCGCGGCTGTATTTACACCCATTCTGGCAATGATGGGTATAGGCCAGGGTGGGTTTATGTCAGCAGTCGCGGGCATGACAGGATTACCTACATCGTTAATACCTGGTATGGGTTCAGCATTACCTACATCGTTAGTACCTAGTACAGCTAGTGCTGCATCAATGTTACCTCATATGGGTGGTGGAGTACCTTCTCTCAGTGACGTTGCAAACTCTCTCAAACCTCCTGCAATCGAACAGGTTGGTGGCGGAAAAGAGGTAGATGATGGGCTCGCTGCTGGATTGTTTGTCGGTCTACTCACGATCGTTGCTGCGACAGGCGGAGGACTTGCGTTCCTCCGGTCAAAAGAGTAAAGGCCTACACATCAGAATGAAGCTTCTTATATCGCATATTGATTTTGAGAAGATGATTGGTCGTTCTCCGTTAGAGCCCGGCGATGTTATTGCGCCATTCATTATTATCTGGTTCAGTGCGGGCTGGTGCGGACCCTGCCAACGCCTCGATGGTGAACGTCTGATTGCGGAGGTACCGCAGATTGAGTGGCTCAAGTGTGATATTGATCAGAATAACTATACACCTGGTTTCTGCGGCGTTCGCTCGATTCCTACCTTCATTGCCGTTGCGGACAATAAGATTCTTGGAAAGGTTCAGTCGAGTTCAACGGATGATGTGATTCGCTGGGCGAAGATTCTGTATGAGGCCTGGAAGGAATAACACTACTATATAGTATGCTCTTTGAGAAGAAGAATCAGCTTTTAGTCGTAATAGCAGCACTTGTTACTGTTGGCATAGTTGCTGTCTATTTGAAGCCCCTGCAGAAACTTGTTTCTGCTCCATTTCCTGTTGAGAAACCGGTCGAAAATAAATGATATTTTTAATATAAAAATGGCATTTATCTTTAGGGCATGGACTACGACGTAGTTATTATAGGCTCCGGAATCTCGGGCCTACATACAGCCGTAGAAATCCTGAAAAAGTATCCGAAAATGCGCGTGGCCGTTTATGAAAAGTACAAGTTTCTCGGAGGGCGCAGCTTCACGTTCCACGGCACGGCCGATGGACACCCTGTTCAATGGGAAGAAGGTGCCGGTCGTATCTCGACACACCATACGATTCTTCTGTCGCTGATAAAACGATATGGGCTCACCTTTGCCCCGATTGGTTCTAAAGTACTGTACAAGTCAACCTATAGCAGTCCACTAGAACCCGACACGTTTGAGCCCGCTATCCCTGTTATGATTGATACGCTTGGCTCGTTGCCATCCGAAGAACTCGCAAACTCGACGATAAAGAAACTACTGATAAAAATCCACGGTGCCGCTGCAACTGAAGCGTATCTAACGCGCTTTCCGTATCGTGCCGAGGTCGACCTTCTCCGTGCCGATCTCGCCCTCGATGTCTTTCGCGGAGAGATGGGATCGCATGAAGGATATGGAATCTGTGTGGAGGGTCTATCGAAGTTGATTGAATGCATGCGCGCCGATTTTGTGAAACGCGGTGGAACTGTCTTTCCGCATCACGAAGCCGTGGAAGTTTCCGACCATCGTGTTGTATTCAGAGTGGGTCCTCCATCAGAAGGTCCATCCCGTGAAGAAAAGGCAGTGACTGCATCGACGATTGTCTGCGCCGTACCCTCCGCTGCCATTGCCCGCATCAAGGGTCTCCAGCTCCCTGTTCTGAAATATCTACAAATGGCACCTCTTCTTCGGTTCTATGCAGTGTTTCCGATTACGAAGCCGATGTGGTATGAGAATCTAGGTGTAACTGTTACGGATACTCCGGTACGTTATATGATTCCTGGCAATCCGGCGCAAGGAACTTGCCAGATTTCGTATACGGATTCACAGGATGCAAGGCCACTGATGAAAATGATTGAGGATCACGGAGAGAAGAAGACGGGTGAGTTTCTACTGAAGGATCTTCGTGGCCTGTTTGATCCGAAGATTCCGACTCCTCTTCTCTACAAGGCGCATTCATGGAAAGAAGGAACCACGTATTGGCTCCCTGGACACTACAACCCCTACAAGGAAAGTGCCAAATCCATTCATCCTCTTCCGGATACAATGCCGAGTCTATATCTCTGTGGTGAGAGCTTTTCAATCCGGCAGGCATGGATGGAAGGGGCGCTTGAACAAGCCGAGAAAATGTTAGTGCCACTTCTAAAAAAGCTGAGCCATTTATAATGGATCATCATCTTCTTCTCGCAGTGTTTCACATTGCCGCAGTTGTCCCGCTCTTTCTGTATGTGGGGTTCAGTCGTGCCGCTACTCCCGAGGCGGTCTATAATGTTCTGTTTGCCCTCGGTATTGTCATCCTAGCGTATCACGGTTTCAAGGCGGTGGTTCGTTACTTCGCCAAGTCAAATGCGATCTGGATTAACCTTATCCACATGTTCCTCGTAGCCCCTCTTGTTCTATGGATTGGATACCATGGAAAAAAGACTGAACGTCCCTTTTATGAGATGCTTCTTCTACTCGGATTCAGTGCCCTCGGATATCACCTCTATAATCTGGTGATTCTCTCCGAGACATTTACCAAACCGAGCGATTCTAAATAATGCTCGCCATCTCACGTTGCTTGGCAGCATCCGTAATCTGCAAGCATCCCTTCGCGTGATAACAGAAGGATGTGTTTGAAACACAAACATCATTGCAGACAGTGCACGCGTATGTCGTTGCATTGTCGCCCTTCGTCATCCGTATAATCTTCCTTACCTCCTCTTCGCAATGCTTGCGGAGGTAATGGATGAGCCGATTTGACTTGGTAAGAGTCTCAAACGCACAGTCTGGGTGAGGACACTTGAGTTTCCGTACCGTATCTGTAGTGTGCTTCGATAGAATGTGATTCTTGAGCTGGATGGCATGGAGAAACTTCGCTCCACAGTCCTTACAGTTGTGCTCGAAGTTCCCTGCATGCTTCTTGAGATGATAGTGCATCGTATTTTGATTCTTCTTTGTCTGGTCGCAATGGGGGCAGATAAACTCTCCGTTAGCATTCTTAGTGTATTCAAAGGGCATTGTGGATGAGCGGCAGTTAAGTTACCGCTTCAAATTTACCCGGCGGCGCCGCTTTAAAGAACGACACTTCTCTTACGTAATGGTCACGATACTCACTCTTACCATAGGTGACGATTACCGTAAAGCTCTGGACAAATGCCTTACATCTAAGCGTACGTATGCAGAGAAACATGGGTATACATACATTCAAGGCGGTGAAGAGTTCTGGGATAGGACACGACCCATTCCGTGGTCAAAGGTAAGCTTTGTTCTTTCTTTTCTACAAACAAAACCGGATGGAGCGTTGGTATGGCTCTCCGATTCGGATGTCTTGATTACAAATCCTGAAATCAAGGTATCCGATCTTTTTGAACACATGTTACCTTCCGGAAAAGACCTTATGATTACCATTGATGCATGTGGGCATCTGAACTCGGGTAATATGCTTATGAGAAATGGCCCTTGGCTTCGTGGATTCTGGGAGCGCGTGGGTCAGCAGACTGATTTGACCTATCACATATGGTGGGAGAATGCCGCGATTATAAAGCTTCTCGAAGTCAATAAAAATGATTTAAATCACACAGAGATTTCCGCAAATCACAAGCTTATCAATGCGTATTTACAGGGATTACCCGGTCAACCTCTTTGGGCCCCGGGCGATTTTCTTATCCATTTTGCCGGTATCTATGATTTAAAAATAATGGCTACTCTTGCAGACAAGATTATAGAGAGCCTTGCAAAAAAATAGTGTCCCTCAATAGATTACAATGGACGGCGGTGGAACTGTGTTCGGACGCAACAGACGCGGACGTTTCCTCAGCAAGCGTCGTGCGACGCGTCGCGCGACGCGTAAGGTGGCGCGCAAGGCGGCGACGGCCTCTATGACGGTGGGCTCGAAGGCGCAGGTGTGGCACGGCACGGCCAAGCATACGAGCGGTGGCCTCGAGCGCAAGGATCTGATGAAGACGCGTAAGGGGCGCATCGTATCCAAGAAGAAGCACACGCTGGGCAAGAAGGCGCTGTCTCGCCTGCACAAGGCGGGCTACAAGGCCAAGCGTGGCACATTCAAGCTGTTTCATTAGAAATAGCGACGGGCGACTAGGTCGCCGCAAGCTGTTTCATTAGAAATAGCGACGGGCGACTAGGTCGCCGC